GGGCAGTCGAGTCGAAGATCTTCTCCGATCGCTTCTCGCCCGGTGTACGCCAGCCCGTCATCTCGGCCATCGTCGGCCAGACGCGCTCGGCTACTTCCTGCCAATGGTTCTCCCAAGTTCCACGCGCGCCCTTCAGACGATCGTAGCCCTCGAGGACTTCTGCTGCGCGTGAATCGGCCATTAGATCGGCGCTCCATTTACGGTAATGTCAAACTCGTTGCTGATAACAGCAGAGGCGGTGACAAGTGTCGGCTCGATAACCAACGGCACTTCGCCTTCTGGCAGGCTGGCAACGTACTCACATTCTACCCAAGCCATCTCGCTGTGGTTCCAGTTCCATTGGTAGCCGGGACGGTCGGCAGGCTTAAGATCACGCACAACCCACTCGCCGTTCAGCCACGCGACTTCCTTTCCCTCCGGCGCTTCCGGCTTGGCAGGCACTTCATACCAACCCTTGTTGTTGTCAATGACTTCAACCGGGTAGTGGCCTTTGAAACTATAGAGTGTCATGGTCTACCTCAGAAAAGCGGGAACGCCGCAGTCGGGGCGGTAAAGTTGCTGGTGTAACGGGCGACGCCTTTGGTAATGCGGAAGTCTTGAATATACGCATTTGTATCAGTAACGCTTCCGCTTCCCGCTATATAAAACGCATCCGTCCCCGTAGACGCATACCAAATAGCGGTGGTATTTGAAGCAATTGATGTTCCGTTTTTATAAATTGTGGTCGTTGATCCATTTCTGACGATAGCAATATGAGTCCAAGCGCCTGTAGTTGCTTCGCCAGCCGCAGACGCTATTTCATTTGTTCCGTTAATTCCTACACCGATTCTGCCATCGCTGTATGTGTATGCAAATGTTTTTCCGGTAGTGCCAGCCCCCCAACCAAATAGCATTGCAATGTTGCCAATCGAATTCCAATAAACCCAAAACTCAATCGTGACATCCCCGCTGACTTCAAGATTTCTACTTGCTGGGATTTGAAGCCAATCCCCCGTCCCATCGAAATACATCGACGACCCGCCGAACTTGCTCTGCGTCGTGCTGATCTGCGCGTTGCCCACCGTCTCAAGGTCGTTCTTGGACGTAGCGTCGTAGATGCCTGCGTTGGTAAATCTACAAAGAAGTTGCGTGTTTGTAATTGCTGTGAGGGGCGCAGTTGGAACTGTTGATGTTGCACCGCCCGTGCCTTTCAGCACTCGCACATCAGACAAAAACCCAAGCATGGCATTTGAACCGCCGCCAAACCCCGATTGGCCGACACGCAGCGTTTGACTGCCAGTATCGATATTATTGGTAAGGGTTCCGGTGGTAGTGCAAACCGATCCGTTTACAAAAATTCGATTAGTTCCAGAGGTTCTTGTAAATGCAATAAAACTCCATGCATTTAAGGGAACGGGGTTTGAACTGGCAATTAGTTGCTGATAACCGCCAGAAGAGGATTCAAAATTGATATACCCGCTTGTGTTTATTGAAAAAGAATATCCGGCGCTTGCACTAGAATCAAAACAGTTAAAAATTGTACGAGCAGCGGCATACGAGGTCGGATAAACCCATGCTTCAAACGTGCAATCCCCAGATCCCATGTTAAATGCAGCGTTGTTAGCGATGGTAAGAACATCCCCGCTCCCATCAAAATACCCACTCCCGCCATACGTCGCTGCATTCCACGATGCCGTGGGGTTGAACGGGCTGAAGGCTTGGACAGACACATCACCGTTTCGGGTAATAGCAAAGGCGTTAGACGAAGCGTCAAGGAACCTGTTGGCTTGGCAAGTAAGAAGCGAAGTGTTGGTGATTGCCGTCAGGGGCGTGGTTGGAACCGTCAACGTTGTGTTTGATGGAGAATAAACGGCGGTTCCGTTTACTACACGGAAATTGGATATATAGCCGGTAAGGTAACCATCTGCGGTTCCAATCCAACCAATATCAAACGTGCTTGCGGGAATAGAGTAAGTTGATGTTGCCGTTCCCACTCTGTTGCCATTTACAAACGCCGCAAAATCATTTCCGCTGCGAACAAGGGCATAGTGGTTCCACGAATTCAACGGCGGCAATGTGCCAAGATTTATGTTTACTAATCTTGTTGTCCCATCACCGACATACCAAACATGCTCACCACCACCAATATCAAGAAATGAATATCTAGTGGCTCCGCTTTTTTGGACAAATACGCCGTCAAACCAGTTAGGGCTTGCGCCACGCGCTGTTTGATAAACCCAAAACTCAATCGTATAACTATTTGTGCCGAGAGTTATGTTTGTGGATTGCGATAAATAATCCCCGCTTCCATCAAAATAGTTCCCCCACCCCGTCTGCGAGAACGGCGAGAACGTACCCTGCGTCGTGTTGCCGTTGCGGGTGATGCTGAAGGCATTGGTAGACGAATCAAGGAACGTATTGTTCTGTGCTCCGTTGGTGCCGTTACCGGGCAGCAGCAGAGTGGTGTACTCAAAGTCCGGGTCAGAGACGACCGGAGGCAAGCCGCCGCTTTCGGTACGGTCAAACGTCCGAACGCTAGTCCGGCTTCCCGTGCGCGACCAAGTACGCATTAGTACGTCGGAGCAGGGACGCGCAGAGCCATTGCATAGACACCCGTCGCGGTGTCGATGTTGGCTCGGATCTCGCCAGCGCCGAGCTCGAAGATGCCGCCGCCGTCAGCGGTCAGCTCCGTCTCTGTGCCGACATCCTGCGCAGTTCCGTTCGGGCCTTTGCACTCGAGCTTGACGGTGCCGCCGCCCCAAGAATCAGACTCAACGCGGAACTCCCCGCGGCCACCCGGCCACATGAACCAGTCGCCGGTCGCGCTAGCGTTAGATGCGAGATTGATACCTACAGCCATTTCAGTCTCCGTTAGGCCGCTACGGCCTTGATCACCGCAAAGTTAAGCACCGGGGTATCCGTGCCTGTTGATGGAATCGTGCCGTTGTCGAGGTTGCCGACCGAGATCGTGCAAGATCCTGCACCGACCGCAGTCACGCCAACTCGATAGTATTTCGCCGTTCCGGCAGCAACACCCGACTTGATGCTGACTACCACAACGTCGCCGGCCTCGATCGTCGAATTGGTCAGCACAAACTCGTCAGCCTCGTGGCCTACGATCGTGCCAGCAACCAGCGTGATTTGGCCGCAGATCTTATCCAGCGTGACGCCAGTCGTGCGTGAGGTCGCCTGCGTTACCGTGCCGCCAGCTCCGGTCGCGTAGCCTACGCCTGCACTAGGCGAGGTCGACTTGATGAACCCGGCAGCAGTCGCAGCGCCGTCCTTGCGCACCGTCCACTTGCTCACACCGCCGACTTGCAGATCATCAAGCAGCGAACCGGCAGCAGAATTGGTATCCGTGACGTTGAACACGCGAGCCTTGAACGTCGTCAGCGCGTCGTTCCATGTGACAGCCAGCGCACCGATCGACTTGCCGACGATCGCAGCCGCGGTCGCCTTCTTCGTCTCGCTCGAGCCGGTGTCGTTGATCGGCAATACGTCAGCGGCAGGATCGATCGAATCCTGCGCAAGAGACGTTAGTGCCGATATCTTCTTGGTCGCCATTACATCATCCCACGAGCGCGCTTGGCAGCCTCATCCTTGCGCTTGGCAATCATCTGGGCAGCATTCATCTCGCCCTGCTTCATGCCTTCTTCCATGCCCATCTTCTGGCCTTTCTTCTTGCCCTTCTTGTACAAAGCCTTACCGGCCATAGCCATTGCGCCCATTAGCCACCTCCGAGCAAACGCGAAACCGCAACCGAACCAGTCTGCTGACTGCCCGGAGTCGACATGATCGTAGACGCGCGACCACGGCGACGAGCCATGCGGCGCTGTTCAATGCGGGAGAGCTGCGCTTGATCCACCGTCGGAGGCGGGGGCGTCGGCTCGATCTTGGGCATCTTCGGCTTAAAAAGACTTGACATCTCGCGCTCCTTTCGGGTTGCGCGGTTAGTCTACCCCAGCACTCTGTAGTCTGCTACTGCCACTTGATGGCTCGGACGACGCGCCTGCTCCGTACCGCGGAACGGCTTGCGACCCTTGGCGAGATACCGAAATGCGTCGGCGTAGTGGCTCGTCCAATCGTGTAGCGGCTTGTCCTTGAACCGCTGGAGCTTGTCATCGTATTCGCGCCTGTACTGCCGTAGGGCGTCGAGCGCGCGAGTCATACGGGACTTCGCCTCATCTGCCGTTTCGCCCGGGAACGGATCTGGTGCGGTATTGAACTCGGTTGCAGGCAACATCATTCGCGCTGCCTGTATGCCATCGTCCACCGAGTCACGCTCAAGGATGCGCGGCTTCAGACCGTAGCCAGCAGCAACTTGTACTCGAGACTGACCGCTGCCCCACTCCTGCACAGCGCCGTCATGCGGCCAGATGTGGTCGCCATAAACGTAGTCCATCGCGAGCAGCTTCTTGACGTACCACTCAAGCCCGACGCCAGAGCCTTCGAGCACGTTGATGATGCGCACCTTGTGACCGATGAGTTGGTAGAACCAGATGATCGTGGAGTCGCCGACACCGATATCCCACGCCGTACCGACAGGCTGACCGATAACGTGCGGGTAGTCGCCGATCCTGCCATTGACCTCTGCGCTGCGAATTAGCTCCGAGAGATATGCGCCCGGTATGTCTGCGTCGAAGTCGCAATAGTATTCCTGCCGGATGATCGCTTCGGCTTCCTTGTCGCCGCGCTCCATGCGCAACTCTTTCCGTTCCCGAGCGATCGTGTCCATCGGGATCGCTTTCGTATCCTCGACGGTGAGCACCTGACCGAACCAATCGGCATCCCGCTTGGCGTATTCAACCAATCGAGCGAAGTGGTTCCTGCCGCGGGGCGTCGAGATGAAGATCGCCCAGCCGCCGTTCTCTGCAAGGATCGGTCGCAGGAACGCCCACGCATTCGGATCTGCCATTGCGTACTCGGAGAACACGACACCGACCGGCGGCGAACCGACGAGGCTGTTGTAGTTGTCCGAACCGACGACTTGCCACGTTGAGCCGTTCTTAAACCGGATAAACATATCCTGCTCACGGGTCGATTCGCGCAGCTCCATCGGGAATGCGTCATCGATGCGGCGCTTGCCGGTGTGCGGGTTCACCGCGTCCCAGATTGCTTTGCGCGACTGGTTGGCCTGCGGAAGCATATGCCACACAGATCCGACGCGAGTCATCATGGACACCGCAGCCCAATGCAGACTGATGTCGTCCTTACCGGATCTTCGATGCCATGCCAGAGCGAGGCGCTTGGTGCCGCTCTCGAGCGCACCCCATGCCCCCATCTGATACGGTCTTGGTCTCCAGCCGTTATGCGGCAGGGTTATTGTCGGCATCGGTTAGGCGAACCACGTTGACGGTCAGACCGACGTTGCCGGAGTGCTCGACCTCGGCCTTGTCGCCGTATCGTTTGGGCAGGAACTTGGACGCGAACCACTTGCGAGCATCGAGCTCGACTCGGGCCTGCTGGGCGTCGATGATGCCGTTGCGCATATCCTCGATGACTTGCTCAGCCTTCTCGACCTGATCCTGCGCCAAAGCCTCTAACGCGCGCGCGTACGAGTCACCAGATGTGACTTTAAGCGCAGCAGCTCTGAATGTAGCGCGATTGATTCCGACCTCACGGCAGGCGGCAGCCTCGGACATTCCGTCCTCAACCAGCTCGAGTACGCGCCGGACTTGCTCGGCTCTATCCATCAGCCCTTACGCTTTGCAGCGCCCTTCTTGGCAGCAGCAGATCGCTTCGTAGCGTAAGCGATCGCGACAGCCTGCTTGGTCGGTCGGCCAGCCTTGATCTCGGTGCGAATGTTCTCGCGAAAAGCTTTAGCAGAGGATGACTTAATTAAAGGCACGGTCACTTTCCTTTATTACGCGCGCTGATCGCCCGGGCCTTCGCTCGAGCATCTTCCTTGCTGCTAGCACCCCATGCGCGCAGGGCGAGTGCCAGTCTGGTCGGTCGTCCCTTCTCGTCCTTCATCGGGCCGGGAGCGTTGCCCATGCGAGCGAGAAAGGAGGCGCGCCGCGGGTTGTCACCGGACTTGACCGGAGCCTTGAGGTTCATGCCCTCGGCCTTCGCGGATCTGCGGCCAGCCTCGTTGAGACCGCCTTTCGGATTCTGTCCAGCCTTGCGTTGCCACGCGGGAGTCTTCACGGGATTAGTCTCGTGTCTTGCGTCGGCGAGTCTTTGTCTTGGTAGAACGGGATTCGGCCTTCGGTTCTGCCTCCGAGTCCTTGCGGCCCAACGGCTGCCGAGCGCGACAGACGAGTTGCTCTAACCGCTGATGCGCGGAAAGCAGCCGCTCCCAAACGGATGTCGCCAGCGATACCACGCCTAACTGGAGGAGCTTCATCATTCCCATTGTCTCCAAGTCTGGCTACCTTCATCGGAACCGCTTGACCTTTTCGGCAACCTTCTTCGGTTGCGCCACAAACTGCTGACCCTTCGCCTTGCCCTCTCGCTTAGCCCGGGTCGTTGCTGCGTACTCAGCCGGCGACAGAGCCTTGATGGCCGCGCTCGGCAGATACCGCTCGCCAGTCTCGCTCGAGGGTTTACCGGACTTGGTGCGCCACTTCTGCGCTGTCCATTCCTTCAGCGATCGCTGCGGCGCTTTCAATCGCGGTACCCCCCGCCACGCCGCTTGTACTCCTTGGCAAGAAGCTGGGCCTTGCGAGCCGACCATTGGCCTGCCGCTGTACCCTGCACCGCTCGCGCCTTGATGGACTCGAAAAGCTCTTTGCGCATTTTCGCCATCGTGTAGTTGCCAGCCGCGTTGACGGT